CTGACGCTGAAAGCGCGTCAGATTGGGTGGACTACTCTGGTGGCTGCCCACCAGTTTTGGTTGGCGTTTTTTCACGACGATCAGAACATCATTGATTTGTCGCGTACAGAGCGGGAGTCTGTGCTGTTGTTGCGCAAAACGAAGTATGGTTTCAAGCATATGCCGGAATGGTTGGTGGAGCGTGGCCCTGAGTCGTTGGTTGAGCATCAGCAGAGGATGGCGTTCAGCAATGGAAGCCAGATTACTTCGATGCCTTCAGCATCCGATCCTGCTCGCGGTGAGTCGGCTACGCTGGTTGTGGTTGACGAATGGGCGTTCCTTCCGAATCCTGAGGAAGCGTGGGCTTCTATAGAGCCTGTGGCTGATGTGGGTGGTCGGATTATCGGGTTGTCTACGGCGAACGGGTCTGGCAACTTTTTCCACACCTTGTGGACGGGCGCTGAGACTGGTAACAATAACTTCAAGTCGATGTTTTTTCCGTGGTCGGCCTCTGAGGACAGGGATGAGGCGTGGTATGAGGGCAAGAAGCAGTCGATGTTGTCGTGGCAACTCGCACAGGAGTACCCGACCAGTCCCGAAGAGGCATTTGTTCGCTCTGGTAACCCTGTCTTCGATCTTGACATGCTTGATGGTATGCGTGTGCATATTCGATCGGGTGTGGACGGCTATCTCCACGAACTACAGAAGAATGTTTTAGAGTTCCGATGTTGACGGTGTGGGAGAAGCCGGAGCGGTGGAGCGGTTACGTCCTTGGGGTCGATACTGCTGAGGGGTTGGGTCACGGCGACTACTCCTGCATTCAGGTTATCGATGTGAAAGCGGGAGAACAGGTCGCTGTCTGGCATGGGCACATCCCTCCTGACGAGTTGGCGGTAGAGGTTTACCGTGTCGGCATCTGGTATGGGAACGCTCTGTGTTGTGTGGAGTCGAACAACCACGGGTTGACGACGATTGTGCAACTACGCCAGTTGGGGTATCCAAACCTGTTCCGTAAGCGTTCGTTGAACACTGAGAATAATCGGATTTCTCAGGAGTACGGTTGGCGTACGACGCGTACGTCCAAGCCGTTGATGATCGATGATCTCGCTAAGGCTTTGAAGAACGAAGAGTTGGTGATCCATTGTGAGAGTACGATTGCTGAGTTGCGTACTTTTGTTCGCAACGATAAGGGCGGTATGTCTGGTTCTCCCTACGATGACCGGGTGATGTCGCTTGCTCTCGCTAATCAGATGCGCAAATATGCGCACATTCCCGAATACGCCCCCGTCGTTGATGATACGTGGACTGTTGACTGGTGGCGCAGGCAGATACCCGATAAGGTACCGGAACAACATGGTATTATCGGACAGGGCGCTATTCGTGGGACAGTTTGAATACGTTGATAGGACAAAGCCGACCGAAATGGAGCGTCCTGTATGAGCAAGCCGAATAAGTATAATGCTTCTGGTATGGGTGCGCAGCCTAAGTTGAACACCGCTCAGGTGTATAACGGCCTACCCCGACCGGGTGGGTCGCAGTCAGCGACGAAGCGCGCTGAGGATGGTGGATACCACGGCAACGAGAAGGCGCCGCGTAGCACCCCTATGAACCAGCACGGTAAGACCGGTAAGGTGGAGCCGTCTGCTAAGCAGCCGAACAGCAGCGTTTCTAGCAGTTGATCCTTCCCCCTGATGCCACATACGCAGACTTCCACGCCTACGTGGAAGATGTGCGTGGTCCCATCGGTGACGATGAGATGCAAGAGTTGTGGGAGTGGCGTCAGAAACTTTTAGGTATTCGGATCGACACTGGTCGCGGGTACCGTTCTACGCTGCCCGAAGACGAGCAGCATTTGACTCTGCGTGAGCAGGAGAAGAAAGTGATTTCCGAAGCACAGGCAGCGGGTAGAACCATTGAGAGGGCACCGGCCTGATGGCGCGGGAAACGAAAGCAGATCGGTTCCAGCGGGTTCAGGACCGGTTGGAGTTGGGGCGCCGTTGGCGCACCGACGAAGGCTACGACATCAAATGGCGTCGCCTGATCGACCTGTACCGTGGCAAGACGTTCTGGAATACTGGACGCCTAGATAGCCAAGACCGCATTTCGGTCAACCTTGCGTTTAGTACCGTGAACGTGATTGCCCCGTCGATCGCGGTGAACCATCCCAAGATCACTGTTGCGCCCACGCGTGAGGACGATCAGGACCGTGCCGTTTTCGTGGAGGCGATCGTCAACTATTTGTGGCGACACCACGATTACCGCAAGCCGTTCCGGCAGGCGGTAAAGGACTTCCTGATTGTCGGCCACGGATGGGTGAAGGTCGGTTGGAAGTTCAGCGAACGTGAACGTCCCCTGTCTCCATTGGAGATGGACGGAATGTACGCTCAGGCTGTTACCGAAGTGCAAGATTATTCCTATGCGTTCCCCGAGTCGGCGGGTGACTTGCCCAGCGACGAAGACATTTATGCTTCTCTGCCTCATTCTCAAATGGAAATCGTGGAGGATCAGGCATTCGTGGAGCGGGTTTCACCGTTCGACATGCTGGTGGACCCGGAAGCGACCTGCTTGGAGGACGCCAAGTGGATCGCGCAGCGTATCGTGCGACCGTTGGAAGAGGTCAAGAAGGACAGGCGTTTCAAGGCTGCGGTGCGCCGCAACCTGACCGGCGATTCCGGTCTGAAGGTTCGTTGGGATAACGACAACGAACGTGAAGAGTATTCCGATCTTGTTGACCGGGTGACCCTGTACGAATACTACAATCTGGAAGAGGGCACCCTGTGCGTGAGCGCGTACAACGGTGACGACTACCTGCTGGACCCCATCCCGATGCCGTACGACTTCGGTCATCCGTTTGTGATGCTCCGCAACTACGACGTACCGGATGTGTTCTACCCGATGGGCGACCTTGAAGCGATCGAATCGCTTCAGGAAGAACTAAACAAGACCCGTACGCAGATGGTCAACCATCGTAAACGGTACGCCCGAAAGTACCTGTACCATGAGAGGTCGTTCGGCCCTGAGGGGCGCGAATCGTTGGAATCCGACGAGGACGGGCGCTTCGTTCCGGTTATCGATGAGAACCGGGGACTCAGCGAGGTGGTGGTGCCGGTACCTCAGGTGCCGTTGGCCCCGGAAATCTACCAGCAGTCTCACATTATCGAACAGGATATCAACACGGTGTCCGGCGTATCGGAGTATGCGCGCGGTCAGATGCCGGAGATCCGTCGCACAGCGACGGAGGCGAGCATCATCGCAGATGCGGGCAATGCCCGCGCTTCCGACAAGTTGGCGATCATCGAAATCGGTATCGGAGAGATCGGTCGCCGGGTCATGCAGTTGATGCAGCAGTATATGACCGAGGCGCAGATGGTGCGCATCACCGGCAAGGACGACACCAAATACTTCGTCGCCTACTCCCGCGACGACATCGTGGGCGAATACGACTTTGAAGTAGAGGGCGGCTCCACGCAGCCGATGAATGAGACTGCCCGACGGCAGCAGGCCATTTCGCTGATGAACGCGATGGCCCCGCTTGTAGGCGTCGTCATTGATCCGTCTGAACTGGCGCGACATGTTCTGACCTTCGGGTTCGGCATCACGAACCCTGAAAAGTATTTAGTTCAGCAGCAGCCGATGGCGCCCCCCGGCGGTGAGCCGGGTGGGCCACCACCAGAGGGGGCACCGGGAATGGCCCCCCCGCCGATGACCGGCGGTATGGGGCCAGCGCCTATCCCTGAACAGGTCTTTGAGGCTACCGGAGGGGTGCCTCCCGAGTTGTTGGCACAGTTGCAGAACCAGATGGGGATGGAACTGCCCAACCTGTAATGGGACAGTAATAATATTCTATAGGAATAACCGAAAGGATTCCCAATGTCAGAAACCACGGAACTGGACACCAGCACTCCTGAAGTTTCAGAAACTGTAGTAGACCCTCATACCCCGACCTACGGCGTCAAGATCGACGGCGAAGAACATCAGGTGACGTTGGGCGAACTACAGAGCGGTTACCAGCGACAGTCGGATTACACCCGTAAGACGCAGGAGTTGGCCCGCGAACGCGAGAGATTGGCTCAGGGAGAGGCAATCGTGCAAGCATTAGAGTCCGACCCTCAGGGGGCGGTTACGGCTTTGGCCGACGCCTTCGGGGTTGGAATCACGGGTAACCCAAATGGCACTACTAACATGGTAGAGGATGTCGATGTGGACCCGGATGAAGTTCGCTTGCGCCGAATCGAATCTTCCATTGAAGACCAGAACCGAGCGTGGAGACAGCAAAACTTGCAAGGCGAGTTGGTAACACTAGAGCATAAGTTCAACGCTCCCATCGACCAGAGTGCGCTATTCGCGCATGCTTTGAAACACAACATCGGAAATCTGGAAGCCGCTTACACGCATATGACCTACGGGGACATGCAGCGGAAAGCACAGAATGCCGACATTGTGGAAGAGAAGCGTGCAGCGACAGTAGTGGACTCTTCCTCTGGCACACCGTCAGGGAACGTGGAGCGGGCGACTAATGCGGTGCAGTCGATTCGTGATGCTTACATGCTGGCCCGAGAACAAATCTAACCAACTACTAACAAGCGGAAGGAGTGATTCAGGATGGCCGCTGGCAACTCTGACTTCGATCAGATTCTTAGCACTACTCTGAAGAACTACGTCCCCAAGTTGGCTGACAACGTGTTCACGGCCCGCCCGCTGTTCTATGCGCTGACCAATGGACAGACATTGCGGCGTATCAGCGGGGGCGCGACCATCGTTGTTCCCATCATTTACGGGACAAACTCAACCGCCGGTTCGTACGCGGGCGACGATACTATTTCCACGACTGCTCAGACGGGCATTACTGCCGCTGAGTATAACTGGAAGCAGTACGCCGCAAGCGTAACGATCACCGGTATTGAGGAAGCAAAGAACAACGGCGAAGCACAGATCATTGACCTTCTTGAAGGCAAGATCATGCAGACCGAGGAAACCATCATTCAGAACATGAACACCATGTTCTGGTCGAACGGTGCTGGCAATAGCGGAAAAGACTTTTTCGGTCTGAACGCTCTAGTCGGAACCGGGAACGATGGTCCGTCGGCAACCGACCTTGGCGGTATCGACGCCACCGATGCGGACAACGCATGGTGGAGGTCAACACTGACCAATCAGTCCGGTGTGCTTGACAAGGCTGCGATGTCGAAAATGTATAACGATGTCTCTGTCGGTAACGACCAGCCTACCATTATCATCAGCGATCAGGATGAGTACGAGGCTTACGAGGCTCTACTTCAGCCACAGTTGCGGTACACGGATGCCAAGGTCGCAGACGCTGGCTTCCAGAACCTTCTGTTCAAGGGCGCTCCGGTGACCTACGACAGCGACACCAACCTTGACGGTAAGATGTTCTTCCTGAACACCAAATACCTCAGACTGGTTGCTCATACAGAAACGTGGTTCCAGCCGACACCGTTCGTGCGGCCCACCAATCAGGATGCGCGCTACGCGCAGATCCTGTGTTACGGCCAGTTGACGATCAGCAACCGTTCCCGTCAGGGAATGTTGTACGGTCTGACTGACTAAACATTGTGGGGGCGGGGATTGACCCCGCCCCCACAACCAGATTGGAGCAGAATGGGACAGCGGGCGATTGCTTTGGTTTACAGTCGGAGCGCCGAACCTGTCGGATCGCGTGGTGCTAGCCCCTCGCACTACGCCCCCGGACAGGCGCCCGGTGCCCGTTTTGTCGGTGAAGCCGACATCGGCTGGGAACCAGAGGAACCTCCCTCCCCCGTTGTCTCATTCTGTTCCGCTACCACCCGTGCCGGGAACGACTGCAAAGCACGCCCCGTTCACGGAACAGACCTTTGTATCGG